GCAAAAAGATCGTAAAAAACGCTTTGAAGGTGTCGCTCTTGGCGCTGGCTTCCCGCTGTTGTTTGGTGGTGGTGCGGGATCAGTTATCGGCGGCGGTTTAGGTGGCTTAACGGGGTCTTTCGGAGCGCAAATTGGGCTTAGCGCTGTTGGTCAGCAGATTGATCAATTTATTGCTGATGTCTCGAATATCGGCAAGTCGTTGACATCAGCTTCTGGAACGTTAGAGATGTTTCGCGAGAAGAACTTGTTTAGCAGTGATGCGGTTAAAGAGCATGCTTTTGAGTTAGAGCAGCAAGGAAAAATGCAAGAGCTTGCAACGCTCTTGACAAAAGATCTTGCCAGTCAAATTGGCAAAAACGCTGTCGAGAGCTTTCAATTTCTTGGCGATGAGGTCAAAGAGTTTCTTAAAACTATTAATCATCTGTTTGTAGCTGTTGGAGGGTTTGTAGCTGGGCCTTTGGCAAAGTTGCTTGAAGTAATTAACAAAGTTTTAGGCGGTGTATCAACAGAAGTACAGTTTGCAAGCCTTCGTGACTCTTTGACTGGAGAGGCTAGGGCTCGGTTTGATAAAATTGTTGAACAAGAACAAGGTGTTAGAGAATTAAGTGGTCGGGATTTAAGAACTGCTCAGCGACACAATCTGCCTACTACTGTGCCGGGCCTTCTTACAACAGCTGTAAAAGAAAGAGTCCTTGCAAATGAGGCAATACCGGGTTTGCGGCAGGCGATTGATGTAACTGGTCGAACAACTTTAGATGACACGTTAGGTTTTAAACCACCTAAAACACTTGGACCTACAAAGGAAGAGCGAGAAAAAGCACGTCTGCAAAAACGGTTGGGTCAGCTTGCGGCTGAACGTCAAGCAATAATTGATGTTTCTCGATTTAAAGACAAAATTGCTGCTGCAAATGCTGCTGAGGACCAGCAACTTGTCATTCGACTGCAAGGTGAGCAAAAAATAGCTGAGATTGAAGGCAAGCGTTTAAAAGATCTTGCTGGGGTTACAGACAAGCGTGAAAAGGATGCAATTAACATCGTAGCAGCCACTGAAAAGCTTGCTGCTCAGAGAGATGTGGAGCGTGAGTTGGGCGAACTGCAACGCAAGAGGCAAGAAAAGTTTGAGACCACGATTGAGAGTCTTGATCATCAATTAGCTCTTGCCCAAGCCACGACTGAAGAGGAGCGAGAGCGTCTTCGCATTGAAGAAGCGCTTAGAAAGCTAAGAGAGGATGACAAGCTGTCTCAGCCGCAGTTGAATGACATAAGAACGCGCATGGAGGCGTTGGCTGAAGAAAAAAATCTAATCAATACGTTTATTAGGGAAACTCAAGCACAGATTGAAAAACTAAATGACCCCATGTTCCAAGCAATAAGCCTGGCACAGACTTTGGGTAATGCATTTAGCGAATCGTTCCGAGGCATTGTTGACGGCAGCATGAGTGCTCAGCAGGCGTTGGCCAATTTGTTTCAGCGCACAGCGGATCACTTCCTTGATATGGCTGCACAGATGATTGCAGCTCAGATCAAGATGCAAGCAGTAAACCTGTTTATGAGTTTCTTCTCACCCAATCTTGGGGGTGGAGGTTTAAGTACACCAGCAAGTAAATCGGGCACTATTCCAAGCCTTGCTCCCGGTTTAGACGGGGGAACGCTGTCTGATCCAAAAGGACTATTTACACCACCAACACTTATTGCTCAAAGAGCACTTGGAGGAGCGGTTGGCGCAGGTCGGCCTTACATGGTTGGCGAGCGTGGTCCTGAGTTGTTTGTTCCTGGAGCGCAAGGCAATATCGTTCCAAACAACGCAATGGGCGGGTCTAACATCGTGGTGAACGTGGATGCTTCTGGCTCGTCTGTTCAAGGCAACGGTCCATCCGCCAATCAACTGGGCAAAGCGATTGGCGCTGCTGTCCAGGCTGAGTTGATCAAGCAAAAACGACCCGGAGGACTGCTGACTCGCTGATGGCTACTTTTCCTTCGATAACGCCAACGTATAACGCGCAAAAGACCAACAAGCCCAATGTACGGACTGTGCGTTTCGGTGACGGTTATGAACAGCGCCTTACCTTTGGCCTCAACCAAAATCCCAAAGTCTGGTCTTTGACGTTTGAGGTGTCAGAAACTGATGCTGACACGATTGAAACATTCCTAGATGCACGCGCCAGTGACAACGCATCGTTCGACTGGCAACCACCCGGCGAAAGCACGACGTACAAGTGGGTTTGTGAGGACTGGTCGAAGTCGATCCCTTACTTGAACCGGGCTACGATACAGGCAACATTCCGCGAAGTGTTTGAACCGTAATGGCTATCACCACTAGAGCGACAAAGGGTAGCCCGCTCACCCACACCGAGGTTGACACCAACTTTACGGATCTTCGTGACAACAAAGCTGGCTATGTGACCGGCGATGGTGGTGCGGTTACGCAGTCAACGTCCAAAAGCACAGGCGTGACGCTGAGCAAAAAGTGCGGTCAGATTACTTTGAATGGTGCTGCATTGGCAGCTAACACCACAGTGTCGTTTACGTTGACAAACACCACGGTTGCAGCGACTGACATTATCGTCTTAAACCACGTCAGCGGTGGCACGGCTGGGTCTTATCTGCTCAATGCACAGGCTGCTGCAGGTTCAGCCAGCATCAACGTCCGCAACATCACCAGCGGCTCCTTATCCGAAGCCATCATTATCGGTTTTGCCGTAATTAAAGCTGTTATTGCTTAAGCATGGCCTACGTCGTCACCGGCTACTGGAACGCTGGCTACGACGACCAGCAATCCAGCGCCGATATCACCAGTCAACTCCAAGGCATTGCGCCAACGGAGATTATTGAGCTGTTCCAGCTTGAGTTAAACGCTGATCAGCACGGTGTTAATCAGACGTACTACTTTGATGGTGGTCGTCAAAACGACGGTCGTGGTGTGGTTTTTGGCGGGCAGCTTTACACCTCCATTCCGATGGAGGCTGACGGCTTTGCCTACAACGGGCAGGGCAGTTTGCCACGTCCAACGCTTCGTATTAGCAACCTGTTCAGCACCATCACGGCGTTGATTGCAACGCTGCCAAACGGCTTGGAAGGCGCAAAGGTCACGCGCATCCGTACTTTGGCGCGGTACATCGATGACGAAAATTTTATTGACGAAGGAGAGGTTTTATTACTTGCTCAAAATGGTGACTTTTTAACGACTCAATCAGGCGATATTTTTGCAGCTAGAACATCTAGCGGTAACCCGCATGGAACGCCAGACAGCACAGCAATCTTCCCGAAAGAGATTTATTACGTTGATCGCAAATCAGCTGAAAACCGCAACCTGATTGAGTTTGAGCTGGCCTCAGCTTTTGATCTTGCCGGAGTCAGGGCACCAAAGCGTCAGTGCATCAGCCGCTGTCAGTGGGTCTACAAGTCAGCCGAGTGTGGCTATGACCCGACTGTTGGACCGGGCAAGGTTGTTGATGGCGTCACTTTTACTCGTTTCAACGCTAATGACGAGGAAATGACCAGCGATGCTGATGACGTATGCGGCAAACGTCAAAGCAGCTGTGAGTGCAGATTTGGTGAAAACAAAGAGCTACCGTTTGGTGGCTACCCCGGCATTGGAACGTTCTTTGCATGACCTGGCGCGACACAGCACTACAAGACGCTAAAGATCGCGATCCATGGGAAGCGGTTGGTTTGGTTGTTGTCATTAAAGGCCGCAAGAAATATTGGGCGTGCAGGAACATGGCGCACAACATGCAGGACATGTTTGTCCTAAATCCTGCGGATTACGCAGCTGCAGACGATGCAGGTGAGATTGTTGGCATTGTGCATAGCCATCCAAAGACCGCACCAATCGCAAGCGAAGCCGACAAAGTGTCAGCAGAGAAGCACGGCCTGCCCTGGTATATCGTCAACCCAAGAACTGAAACGTGGGGTGAGTACACACCTTGCGGCTACAAGGCCCCGTTAATTGGTCGTCAGTGGACCTGGGCAGTGAATGACTGCTGGACCCTGGCGCGTGATTGGTACGCAGAGCAGGGCATCAATCTGCGTGACTGGGACAGGCCAGC